TCTCGCTCGAGTTGTCGCCGATCGCGTCGTCGCTCGCGATCTCCGTGTCGCGCTCGGTGTCGTCCTCGGCTTTCTTTACGCGCACCTTCACGTCGTCCTCACCGGGCACGACGGTGATCTCGATCCCGTCGTGGCGGTAGATCGTCTTCCCGTGTTTTTTCATGAGTTTTAGCGTGAGGCCCTTGAGCGTGTGCTCGCGCTCCGTGAGTTCCATCCGCTGATCGCGAATCTCGGCGTACTGCTCGGCCACGTCGTCGAGTTCGTGAATGCTGCGATCCTCCATGCCCGGCAGCGGGCGCGAGTGCGCCGTGCGCGTCTTCGTCTGCCGCACGCTCGCCGTGTGGCCCCTCCGGCTCTTTGGTTTGCTTTTCGACTTTGCCATCCGGTCCTCCCTTGTCTCACGCGGAGCGCCGATCCGGAAACGGGATCGTGCGGTTTTCTAGGTAGCGATCGATGAGATCCGCTCGGAAGCGCGCTTGGCGACCGATACGCGGGCGCAGTTCCTCGATGAACGGCAGTTCGCCGCGCCGCCGCAACTTGTAGAACGTCGAGCGCGGCAAGCGCAGTTTCTCAATGACCTCGGTGACGGTGTAACAACGATCGGGCATAGCGTGGCCTCCCCGTTTTCATGCGAGCGCCTCGAAGATGTCGGCCTGAGCCGGTTCGATCACCGCGGCGTCCTCGACGGTGATCCGAGCGTGCGGCCCCGCCGGCGGTACCGCGTAGAGTTTCCGCGCCCGCAATTCGATGACTTGCTTGTCGTCCGCGTAGAGCACCCCGGTGAGCGCGTCGAGCACGGCGCGCAGGAGCTTGTCGAGATCGGGAAGCGTCGTGTGCTGCCGCGTTTTTCTCGGCAGCGAGATCGGCCGCGGCAATGCGAACACCACGGTCATCACGACGGCGCCGAGGAACAATCCATCCGCGGCGACGGTCTGCGCCTGCGCGGCGACGAGTTGCTGCCACACCTTCACGGGGGCCGCGTGCCCGCCGTCCGTCGTGACAATCGCCCGCGGTGCTTTGCCTTGCGCGACGGCCGCCTTCGCCCACGAGAGCGGCACGAACGCCTGCGCGCTTCCCTTCGGACGGGCAGTGCCGTGCACCTGGAAACTCACCGAGCGGCGATCCATCGAGAGCGCCGTCATTCGGGTTCCTTCTCGGCGTCTTCGCACCGCTGCACCTGATCGCGGATCGCCTCGGCGACGAGCCGGAGCGCCTTCCGGTGCTCGGCCTTGCGGACGTCGCCCACGGTGGCGAGGTGCGCCCGCGGCATCGGCGGCACGCTCGCGCCGAGCCGCTCGAGAATCGCGACGGCGACGTTATGCGGCAACGTCGATGTCCTTTCCGGCGCGGCGGCTTGATTGCGCGGCGGCTCGGGTAACGGGCGCCGTTGCCCGCGAGCGCGCTCGACTGCACGGATCGCCGACGTGAGTTGACTCGGATCGTGTGGAGGATCGAGCCGTAGACGCACGAGCCGGAGTTTGATCCGCTCGATCCATTCGCCGTCGTCGATGTCCGGATCCGTTTGGATCAGGGCGTCCGCAATCGCGCAGAGTTGCCGCCACTCCACCGTTCGGCGTTGCATTTTTCTTCTCGGTTTTTGTTGTGGATGTGCGAGCCGACGCGCCAGCGTCGGTATTCACTGTCGGTACTGATAGCTTTCCGGTACGAAGAGGCTTTCCGGTACTGTCTTCACCGTGTCCCGTGGTACGTGGTACGTGGGATCGCGTACGCGTGCGCGAGTCACCGTGTGACATCGGCGGGACACTCGAACTGTCACGGCGTGACACCCCGCGGGACCATTCGCCGTTGCCGCCGCGCCGTTGCTTCGCTTTTCGAGCGCGCCATTTTTCCCGCTGCGCCTTGATTTCAGACGCTTTACGGTTCCAGTCGTGGTAGTCGTGGATCTGGTAGCCGCCGCGCACCCGGCGCCACAGTTGGACGTTGCGAGCCGCGAGTGCTCCTGCAATTTGCCCCGGCGAACTGAAGGCGAAGCACGATCCGACAAACGCATCGGGGATGAAGCCATCGGTCGTGTGCTCGCGTGCGTAGCTCAGGCCCGTCACGTACATCGCGAGCGCGAGCGCGGGACCGTTTTTGCCGAGTTGTTCGCCTGCTTTTAGAATCTTCGGATGTGACGGCAGACGGTCGTCGAGATAGAGCATCGCGGCCCCTTAGAACTTCGTGATCTCCAGCGTGAAGCGCCCACGCGGATCGGTTTTCGTGTATTGCGTTTTGAGTGCGGGCGGAAGCTCGAGTCGTGACGACTTACCCCACCGGCCGCGGATCGAGAACTTCCCGACTACTGCGGACGTCACGCCGCGGAGATGCTTTTTGATCTCGTCGTCGAGATCGGCGTACTCGCGGCCGATCTTCTCGATCGCGGCGCGCCGTTCGAGCGCGGCTTCGAGTGCGGGATCGATCAGCACCTTCACCACGCCGCCCGAGTCGAGCGGCGGATTGCAAACGGCCCCGTACCACGGACACCGCCTGCACTCATCCGGCTCGCCTTCGAGGAACGGCGGAAGCTCGCCGGCGGCCACGTAGTCGAGCACGCGCTCGGCCCGCGTCAAAAATTCCTCGACGCGATCGAGGTGCTCGTCGAGTTCCACCGGCACCAACTTCGGGATGCCGGAACGATCGAGCAGGAGGAAGCCGAACGGCTCGGCGGCGCCGTAGAGATACGAGAGCAACTGCAACGCGCCGCTCTTCGTCCACGGGTTCTCGAAGAGATCGGCGAACGTCTCGATCCGATCGACGAGCATCGGCGACCATGCTTTGACTTCGAGCGGCGGCCGGGCGCCGTTGCCGAGATCGAGCCGGGCGTCCACGCGGCCGGAGATCGCGATGCGGCCCTTGTGATCCTTCAGCGTGAACCGCTCCTGCTGCCCGATCACGTTGAAGCGCGGCTCGGCGTCGCGGCCGATGCGTGAGAGATCCGAGAGCAGGTCGCGCTCGCGATCGTCGCCGCGGCGGAACTTCGCGAGCACTTCCGGTTCCCACGGTGGGAGCGATTGCGGCTGCGTGAGTTCGTAGAACATCCGCCGATCGCAGGCGCGCCAGGCGCTCGCGTACACGATGTCGTGCGGCGTCTGCGGCCGAGCGCCGCGAGCGAGGAACGCGCCCCACGCTCGCCCGATGTTTTCAGCGATGACGGCGGCGGGAGTCATAGCGGCTTCACACAATGCAGGCGCAGGTCATTCCCGCAGATCGGGCAACTTGGAGCCGCGCCAACCCACGTCGGCGAGAACTCGCGGTCGTGATCCTTTAGGAGGATCGTGACTTCCCGCGCCGGACAATCCGGTTTGTCGCAATAGAGATAGGCCGTCAGGATCGGGTGGTCAGCGAGCACACGAGCGATGACGGCCGAGGCAGTCACGCGGCGACCTCTTCAACCGACTTCCACCACGAGGGCAACCGATCCTTGTGCGCCAATCCTCGGTTGTGTAATTCGACGAGCACGGCCGAAATACATTGTGATTTCTCGTGGCCGGTTTTGGCTTTCAGCGCTTCCGCCTTTTGCAGAATGCCCCGCACTCCGTTTGGGAGCGCCGCGAGTTTTTCGATTAAGGCTTTCTCCTGGACGCGGCCGTTGAAGCGATTCGAGACGAACGCGGCCCCGAGGATCAACTGCCCATCGAACGCCGCCGGATCGCCGTCGTACGCGCCGTTGAGGGTGCGGAGAACGTGGCCGATCAGTTTTGCGCCGCCGAGCGCCCCGCCGCCGAGGTCGTACACCTTCACGAGCGCCGAGACTGCGCTGATGCACCCGTTGGATTTTGCGCGGGAGATTTTTAAACCGAGGCCGTTGACAACGCGAAGAATGTCGCACTCGCGGGCGGTGTTGGCCTCGACGTTTACGTTGAATCGTTCGTACGCCGACATGACGCGCCGGGCCGAGAGCAGGAGAAAGATGCGCGCCATCTCGTCGTCGGTGAGTCCCTCGTACACTTCGCACGGGATGTCGTACTTCGTGAATTCGTTCTTCCCGAGCGCGTAGTGCCGGTGGCACCCGTCGATGATGTCGAAGAAGCCGTCGCGATGATTGACGACGAGCCGCCCGAGTCCTTCGAGATTGAAATTCGCCGCCATGCGATCCGCCCGCGCCGTGTTGAACTCTTTTTGTAAGAACCCCGGGCGACGGAGCAACGTGTACGGCACGCCGTAGATTTTCGATTTCACCGTGAGTTGTTCGTGCGGTGCGTTCCTACGCTCTTTCATAGATCCCATGTCGTCGCTCCTCCTTCCGTAAGCGCCCGACCAATAGTGCGAGCGCGTTCCGTGCGGCTTCGAGACGGGCGATCCAGTCGTGGATCCGCTCGTCGGCAAGGCGAGTGAAATCGATCAGATCGATGCCGAGCATGAGGTTGTCGGCATCCGTGGCGATCTGCTCGACGATGCGGTTCGGATCGTGTTTGCGCGTGTGACGGGTAGCGCGTTCACCTGGACACGCGATCTTTTCCGTTTTGAGAATCTGGCGAACCCGTTCGACCCCTAGTTGCACGAGCGCCCCGATTTGCTTGGCGTCATGGCCCTCTTCTGCGAGTTGCGTAATTCGGTCGAGCCGTTTGCGCCGACCGGATCGCGATCGGGGATTGTCTCGGCGGCCACCCTTGCGCGCCCATCGACGGGTTTCAGCGACCTTGCCGGCCTGCCGACTCTCGACGGCCGCCCGTTGCTCGTCCGCTGGTAATTTGGCGACTTCAGCAGCGGCGCCCAACGTCACGGTGCCGTCCTGCACGGCCGTGATCAATTCCGGCACGCCGTTCGTCATGACGCGCCGCCCGCGTTGCACCGCAGACGGCGAAATTTCGAGCAATTCCGCGACATCAATCTGCCGAAGTCCCACGGATGGAAGCACTTCGCGTGCTCCTTCACCTGAAGGAGCATGTACACCCGGAGGCAAGTTCGCGATCCGATGCGCGACCAGCGCGAGTTGCGCCTGCGTCAGATGTCGGCGTGTTTTGTTCAAACTGACGACGCGTGCGAGCGGCGATCCGCTGCCGTCCCACGTCACGAACTGAGGCGCAACCCCGGCGCGTTCGCAGGCGAGGTAGCGGTTGCGGCCGTCGAGGATGCTGCCGTCCGAATGCAACAGGATCGGGAGCGCGAGGCCGTTGCGTTTGATGTCCTCGGCGAGATCCGCAAGCGCGGGTTCGTCCATCAACGGAAATACATCGGCGACCGGGTGAAAAGTTAGATCAGTCATGCGGGCCTCTGAGATGCAACGCAGATCAGGGAATGCCATTGCCGGAGCGGGCGGCCGTGCGTTGCCGGCCGAATTGAATCCGTGCGATCGTTACCGCGGCGAATCCATCCGGCGCGACTCGCGAGCCGGAACGCGGCGCCGAGCGCCGAGGGATTGCCGGTGTGCATTTGATGGACGCCGACTTTGGCCCACACGTCGTCAGAGGTGAGCGACGGCTGCGAGCGAGCGATCTCGTAGATCGCGTACTGCAGGAGCGCGAGATACTCGTCGGGCGCGTGCGCCTCGGCCTGCGCACGCGCCGCGGCGGCTCGCGTGCGCGTGCGATCGAGCACCGGCTCCGCGGCGGCCTCGGCCTCGACTGCGCCCTGTCGGCCGTCGCACGTGAGGACATGCAGCAGATCGCGCTCGACGGTCATCCCGCAGAACCGGCAGATCATTTACGCCGCTCGCGGGATGGCGTGCAGACGATCGTGGCAGTCGTAACAGACTTCGATCGTGTCCTCCGGCCGCTCGTGGCCGAAATGACGGTAAGAGGTGTGATGTAGGAGCGTGCCGCGCTCGCGGTGACACCAGTCGCAGCGGCCCGTGAGGCGCTCGGCCTTCAGCAGTTCCCAATGCGTCGAGGAGAGATAGCCGTCGCGGTAAGAGGGCACGCGCACGCCGTCGCGAGCGACGGCATCGGTCCATCCGTCGCCGTCGCGTGGATCGAGGCCGCCGACCGCAGCATCCGGTCCCGGATAACCTAGAAGATCACCAGTCACGCGTACCTGAGATCGGACGACGCCCTCATCAGGGAAGACAGCGGTCCAATAAAACCTATCCGGAAGCGTGATACTCCCGCGCCGTACGTCGTCGCGCACTTTTCCAAGTGCTGCCGCGTGAGACATGTCAAGGGGCGGCGTTGCGAATCCGACGGCCTTTTTTGAAGCGTCGAAGAGAAGCGTGAATGTGCCCCGCGCTGTCCCGCATGCAAACCCGTGATCGGCCGCGCAGAGATCTAAGACGTGCATCGCCTCACGAATCTGCGTGTCAACATCGCGGCGGAGTTCCTCGTATTCATCGGCGGTGAGAATTTCCAGAGCGGCAATCTCTTCCAGTTTTGCCGTAAGTGGACGAAACTGGATTCCCTCGGCGCTGATTTGAGCGAGCGCCTGCAACTGTTTGGTCGTCGCGTTGATTGTCATTGTGATCAGCCCTCCTCGCCGGGTTCGCGATCGTGATTGCCGAAGACTTCCTCGGCGCTCGGCGGCGTCGGTGTCTTCGCGTTCTGCGCGGGCGTCGCCGGTGCCGGTGCTGTCTTCGGGCGCGAAGCGGGATTCGCCTTCCACTTGTCGAGATCGATCCCGCGAGCTTCAGAGCCATGCGCCCGGAAATCCGCGCACGAATAGAACCAACCCTTCGTTCCTTTCACGAGCCGCATCGGTTTCTGGCAGATGTGGCACTTCGGCGGGATGAGCGCGGCGGCGTCCTCGGGCGCTTGCTCGCCGCCCTTGCCGCGCCGCTGATCACGCGTGCCGAACCCGCGCCCGTGATGGCACTGCTCGACGTTTTTTCCGGTGCCCTGCCACGCTCGCGCAATCTCCTCGATCGCCACGCTTTTGAATCCGAACTCGCGAACGATGCTGCCGTCCAGGTTTGCCCGGCACGCCTTCCGCACGGCGACTTCGAGCGCGGTGCCGGTTTTGTCCTTCGCAAAATCGTCCTTGCTCCAGCGTGCCCCTTCGATCTGGTACACGCGCTCGCCGGTGAGACGGCAGAACCCGTCCGCGGACTGCACGTAGTGGAAGTCGGTGGGATCGTTGCCGTTGATGATCTTGATCGGCGCGCTCACGTTCACGATCCCGATCCCCATCACGGGCCGCACGCGATCGCCGCCGCCGTCCTGTAGGTACCCGGTGATCTGGCCGCCGTCTTCCTCGCCGCGCTTGAAGAGCACCCAATCAGACGGCGTCGTGCGCCGGAGCGCCGCAAGCCATGCGGTGTCCCATAGCTCGTTCCGCGTGGTGAGAATCAGCTTCGCTTCGTCCTTCAACGCCGCGAGGCCGTCGAGCGTCACGGGCACATCGGGCCGCCGCAACTCGAGACTCTGCACCGGCCGCGGCTCGCCGTCGTCGATCACGTCGTCCACACGTTCCCGTTCGCGTTCGTCCGTTGTCGTGTTCATCGATCACCCCTGTCGGTTTTCGGAAGTTGATGGAAGGTGTGCGAGCGGAACGAGCGGGCGTCCGTGGATCGCTCTTCCTCGGTGCCGAACTGCTCGAAGTCGCAGCGAGCGCAGATCAATTCGCCGCTGCCAGGGCGGCGGTAGAACGGGAGTTCACACGAGGCGCAGGCGCTCGCGAGTTCGTCGCCGGGGCCGTCTACCGCGAGGCCATCGGGCCACACCCATTCGCCGTCGTTTGGGCGACGCTCGTCGCCGACCGCCGGTTGGAGGAGCACCTTCCAGTACGAGCCCGAGCCGTCGCGCTTCTCGCAGTGCCACAAGATGCCCTTCCGCCCGCGAACGCGCACGCGCATCCCGTGGCGGTAAGAGAGCGCGGCAGGAGGTTCGGGCCGCCACGCCATCATTTGCTCCTCGGCCGCGAGCGGCGGAAGCGAGCCGCGGCGGGGCAGCTAGCCCAATGGGCGTCGGCTTCTGAGAAAAACGCGAGGCGGGGATCATCGGGGACGGCACTCACCGATTGCGCGCCGCGGTGCATCGGCATCCGGTGCCCGGACGCTGTCTCGAACCAGTCGAGCGCCGCGCCGCAGTCGCGGCAGGTGCCCGGCGCACGGCTGTCGACGACGAGCCGGATCACGAGGCCGCCCTCGCGAAGAGGTTGCCGACCGGCGTGAGCGCGAGGATCAGGCGGTAGGCGTGCCGCGTGCCTTCGAGCATCCCGCCCGCGTCGGCGGTGAAGCGTCGCTCGGTGCACTCGGCCGCGAGCGCCCGCTCGATGATCGTCTCGTCACGCGTCGCGAAGATTTGTCGCGGACTGTCGGCGGTGTGATCGTAGCCGAGCACGATCTCGACGTACGGCGCCCGGTTCCACTTCTCGGGCGGCACGACGTAGGCCGTGGAGACGATGACGAATGTCGGTGCAGCGGCGAGCGGTGATAGCTCGGCCGGTCGGCGTCCGGTGCGCATGGCTCACCGGGCGGCGCGGTGTTCGCGGTGTTCGCGGCCGTTGCCGACGTGGGCGTGGCGGCGGCCTTCGCAGATCGCGACGAACTCGTGCGGGTAGAGGTTGAGCACCCTCGCCATGCGCTCGACCACGTCGTAGCTCGATCGTCGGACTTCCTGCCGCCCGTGATCGTACCGACTGATCTGCCCGAGATCGACGCCCGATCGTTCAGCGAGGCGCGATTTGGAAACGCCGGCCCTGTTCAGTGCGAGACGGAAAGACATCGGAACGTCCTCTCTCCGGAATCCGCAGAGGCGCGATCCTGCCATATGTCTTGCGAAAGATCAATCCTTGCCCGGCGCCTCATCGAAGCGACTTGAAAGAGGGCAACCCTTGGGCATAAACTCGGGACGAGTTGATGAGGGCAAGCAACTTGGGCACCGGACCAAAAGCGGCGGTTCCCTTAATCGAATTGGACGACGCGGCCCTGCGGCGCGCCGCCAAACGGGTAATCGCGTATCGGCACGCGCAGGCGACGAGGCGGAACGGACGTATGTATCCGATGACGCAGGACGCACTCGCGCAACGGGCGGGCGTGTCGTCCCGGTTAATTCAGACGTTTGAGAACGCCACGCGGCGCACGAACCGGACGAACGTCGAGAAGATCGCGAGCGCGTGCGGCTTCTCGATGGCGGAACTCCTCGCGCCGGGCGACGAAGTGACGCGCCCGCACCCGCCGAGCGATCTGGCGGTGCATGCGCTACTGGAAGGCAACCCCGAGGCGAGCGGCGTCGCGAAGATGTTCGTCTTTGCGGCGACCGAAGTGCGGGCGGGCGTGAAAGCCGCACTCCGCGATAACCTCGAACGCCGCAGGAACGCGGAGGCGTTGCTGCGGACGTTGTACGACGCCGGGACCGTGCTGCGAGTTCCGGCCGACGAAGCCGAATCGCTCGACGTGCTGCGGGAGCGCATCGTCGCGGCGCTCCCGTTGATCCGGAGTGCGAAAAGCTTGAAGCACGTCCTCGACTCCGCTCTGCTCGCGTTGGAGGTGAACGCGCTCGCACGTCCGGAGACAGCGAAGAAGCACCCGCGCCGGGCGGGGCACACGAACGGCTGATCGACTGCGAACGGTGAGCCGTTACTGCGTTGTTGGCAGTAACCCCCGGGTATGGGATTCCCACTCACCCCGGGGCCGGGGAGGAGTCCGCAGGCAATGGCCGAACGCCGTCACGTCTTTTATCTATCCGCCACGATCGATCCTGATCCC